GATTTGGATATATTAAAAGTATCTGATTTACAACCAATAACTTTTGATGATTTTCCATTGGTAAATGATAATGATAGCAATGGTGAAGAAACTAATAATAAAATTATCAAATTAGATATTTAAAAAAGGGTATTATAATCCCCTAAATTCCTAATTATGAATAAAAAATAAAAATATTTAACTTAAAAATACTTAAATATATTTATACGTGTATATATATAAGTATATTAATACCTATACATTATACTATTTTATCATGTCTTCTTTGCTAACATCCACTGATTCAAGATATGTAATGTTTCCTATTTTAGATGATGATATATGGCAAATGTATAAAAAACAAGTAAATTCATTTTGGAGAGCAGAAGAAATTGATTTAACCACTGACTTGTCAGATTGGAAAAAATTAACTGACAATGAACAATATTTTATTAAAATGATATTAGCATTTTTTGCCGCAAGTGACGGAATTGTATTGGAAAACTTGGCAGCACGGTTTATGATGGACGTACAATTGGCGGAGGCTCGTGCTTTCTATGGATTTCAAATTGCTATGGAAAATATTCACAGTGAAACATATTCATTGCTTATTGATACATATATTGATAATGAAAAAGACAAACATAAATTATTTACTGCTTTGGATAATTTCCCTTGTATCGCCAAAAAAGCCGAGTGGGCTAAAAAATGGATTCATGATATTAATTCTTCTTTTGAAACACGAATAATTGCCTTTGCTTGTGTAGAAGGTATCTTTTTCAGTGGTGCCTTTTGTAGTATTTATTGGCTAAAAAAGCGTGGTATTTTACACGGTCTTACTTTTTCAAATGAATTAATTGCTCGTGATGAAGCATTACATACGGAATTTGCTATTTTATTACACAATAAGTTGCAAATGGAAACGAATAAAACTTCTATAATAGCAAAGGAACACGAAAAACAAATACATGAAATTATTAAAGAGGCAACTGAAATTGAGATGGAATTTATTGGAGAAGCGTTGCCTTGTAATTTAATTGGAATGAATGCAACAATGATGAGTCAATATATTAAATTTATAGCAGATAGATTGGCATTACAATTAAATGCTGCGAAAATTTATAATGCAACAAATCCGTTTGAATTTATGGATTTTATTTCATTGGAAACAAAGACTAATTTTTTTGAAAGAAAAGTAAGTAGTTATGCGTTGGCAAATAAAACGAATGATGGTAGTATATTTGATGAAAATGCTTATTTTTAATTTTTATATAAAACAAAAATACTTGATTTAGAAAATAATAACTTGACTACTTTATCTGTAAGTATTTGAAATCTTACACAATTAACTTGGTTTGATTTAAATAATAATAAATTAACTACTTTGCCTGAAATCATTGGCAAGAGCACAGCTCTCATTGTAAATCTTACTAAATTAACTGTATTTGATTATATATATATATATTATAGATAATTATAACTATAAAATCAAATAAAAAATAAAATTATTTTTTTTTAAAATATTTTCAAAATAAATAATATGAATATTAAACAAATACAGTTTTTGTTCCGCCATCATAAACATAAGCATAATTATGTTCAAGTAACCAATCAGATACATTAATATGTTTAGCATTATCTTTAACAATAATTTCTACTAAAAGACGTCCATATTTATCAAATTTACCACATTCAATAATAACTTCCTGGTTTAAAATAAATTCGCGTAATTTATTACGAACAAATAAACCCCTTTCCTTTTCTTCCGTATTTTTTGTTCTAATTTCGGGTGTATCTACACGCAACAACCTACATTTCCATTTATAACACGCATTATTTTTAAATAAATTACATTTAAAAATAACAGTCACTGTATCTCCATCATATACATCAATCACTGTACCTAAAAAATTATGTCCATTCAAGGAAAATAATTCATATGATTGTTGATTAATATTACTAAACTCATTTTCAATTTTAACATTTTTTAATTTATTACTGTAACAAATTCCCATATTATATTAAATATTACTATTATTATTAAATAACAATCATTATAATTATAATCATTTTTTTATTAGAACGGCATCACTTTAAAGGGTTGAATATGGAACATTGTTTCCCCCACGGTCAGCTAAATAATTAATCTGATTGGTTGTCATACAAGCACATCCATCGGCATTGGAATAAGTGGATGGACAGCATTCAGGCTTGAATTTTGTTTTTTCAAACATTAGTGGGTCTTTTGAAAGGGGTTCATTAGGTGTAATGGTATTGGGATTTTTTAAATACCAAGAACTGGGTGGATTCGTTTTATTTATCTGCGATTTGCCTAATTTAGAACCTGTTAATGTAGATTCCGACATTCCCTTTAATTCTATTGTTTTTGAAGGAGTATAATCATTCACGGTATTTGCCAATTTATTAGCTAATTCAAATCCTTCCTGGATAGTTAGATTACTACAACCAAAACACATTGAATTTACAATTATCCATAACAAAATAGCAATACAAATAACCATAGACACTGATTTCCACGACATATTAGTAATTGATTTAATAATATTATTCATTACAAAAGTGTATATATTATATGTTAATATATTTTTATTTTTTTAATGGTAATTATTTTAATTTGGTGTTTATTTTTATTTTTTTAATGGTAATTATTTTAATTTGGTGTTTATTTTTATTTTATTATATTTTATTATATTTTATTATATTTTATTATATTTTATTATATTTTATTATATTTTATTATATTTTATTAAATAATAAAAAATACTTTTATTATATATAAAAATATATAAAATATATAATAAATATGAAATTAGTACATTCTAAATATAAACTCATAATGTCTATAATTTTATTTTGTTTAATTTATTACATTACTATCGCCTTGAAACCATCTTTTCTTTTCACAGAAGATAATGTTCCACGACAGTTTGGTGTTGGGTTTGAAAATAAAACAATATTACCCATATGGATGTATGTTATTTTGTTAGCAATTGCTTGTTATATGATTATGTTATTTAGCACTCATTACATTACCGTGGAGTTTCATTAATTAATTAAATTAAAAATACTTTCTTTAAAAGAACTGTTACACATTTCATCCTTTGTAATTTTTTTACATCTGTTAGCAAATTCTTTTAAATTAAATGTTCCACGAACATCACTCATTTTCTTACCTTTATATAAAAACATCACTTCATCATTTATAATATTACACATCATTTCTTCATTATAATTAAAATATTTATCCATATATTTTAATACGTCACAAGCATATGTTTTGGCAATATATGCGTTATCCATATATTCACCCTTTTTCAAATTTAAAAATGCTTTTCCTAAATTAGTATGTGGCTTTTTATAATTATTTATATACATAATAGAAAATGTTTGGCAAAAATTATGAGTATCACGCATTTGAATTCCACGCTTATATGAATCCCATAATTCAATACCATCAGTAGTTGCTGTAAAATGTGTTGCATTTTCATTTTTACCATAATATATTGCTGATTTACCTGGAATCAAATCATTCCCTGGTTTTGTAGAATATTTAGTTTTAACCATATCTACTCCAAGTACATCCGTTACATATGTTTCTCCTATAATACCACCCATTAAAGAAATTAAAACTGATAAATAAGATTCTACTACTGATTCACCAACATCAGTTGGATATATTCCAAACAAATCAGTATTTAACGATTTATGTTGTGTTACGCGTTTTTTTGCGGTTTTATTTGACGATGATTTACGTTTTTTACTAACTGTTGTTGATGATGTATTATTAATTTTATGCGGTCTTACTCGTTTTTTTGCTGTTTTACTTAAAGCTGATTTAATTGTAGATGATTTATTTTTACGTTTTTTACTAACTGTTGTTTTTGATGTATTATTAATGGAATTATTATTGTTAATATTCATATAATTTTGAATATGTATAATATATATATATATATAATATAATTTGTGTATTTATAAAAAAAATTAATCTGCTATTTTAATTATTTTTATTGGTTTGTTTTATTTTTTATATTTAATTGTTTTTTTCCATAATAATATTGTTAATTTGTGAAAGCCAGTTTTGAAACATATCCTCTGATTCATGAATATTTTGATTTCCATTTAAAATAGTAATTTTAGATTGTCTAAAATTGCCAAGCATTTCAGCATAACAATTATCGCAATTTTGCAAATATTCCATAGAAATGTTTTCTTCTCCCGACCTATTTCTAATTTTAATCCTTTCTTTGCAAATAGTTGGGCTGGTATTAATATATACAATCGCATATAAATTACAACAATTATTATTTTTTGTAAATAAATCAAACAATTGCTTATAAATAACATATTCTACGGATTCCAAATCATTAGAATCATTCAACATTTTTGCGAAAACACATTTATCAGTATATACACTCCGTTCAATAATAATTACAGCATTTTTCGGTGCGTTTTTAATAGCGGTTTGTAAAGCATTAATACGTGAGATAAAACATAAAATTTGAAATGAAAACGCATATTTTTTTGTATTTTCGTAAAACAATTCCAACATTGATGAATTATCCTCATTTTTTATAGATTCCCATACAGATACAGGTTCAGGAACAAAAATAACTGGTCTATTACAATCAGAACCAATATTATTATTATTTTGATAATATTCCTTTAATTTTTGAATAAACGTGGATTTTCCCGAACCAATATTGCCATCAATTGAAAGTACAAAAGGCATTTTAATATATAACTTACTTTTTGCTTATAATATATAACCATTTTTTTTATTTCATTTTTTTAGGGCAATATGAATACATCATTAACATATTTATACCAGATTAAAATAATTCACAAACCCTTTTATTTTTTTATTAAAAAATGATTTTTACATTACAATTATACTTTATGAACACAAATATAACAATAAAATAATATGGAATGGACAATTACTGAATACCAAGAATGGATTAATAATGGAATGCCTATAAATACATCTGTTACTAAACTTAATTTATTTTCCAATAACTTGACTACTTTACCTGAAAGCATTGGCAAGAGCACAGCTCTCATTGTAAATCTTACTCAATTGGGTAATTATTCTAAAAAAAAATTAACAATTATAGAAAATGAAATTAAGGAGTTATTCAATATACATAAAAACTATTTTCACAATTATATATTTGAAGAATTAATTATGAAAACTATGCATCCGTCAAGAATGTCCCAATTTATTGAATACGATAGCGATTCTGATTCCAATTAATATAATAAATAAAAACACCAGATTAAAATAATTCGCAAACACTTTTGTTTTTTAGTTTTTTATTATATGATAATTTATAACAGCAACAATATTAATATTAAATAAAAAGCCGTTGAATTAACCATATTATAATCAATATCATTTTCTACAATTGTATCAATAATCATTATTGTTGAATTATTAAAAAATGTTTGGTTGTAATTCATATTGTTTTATGGGTATGTTAATAATAAGTATTCTTCACCAAATCATTTTTTTCATTATTATTTATTTACTTTTTACAATTAAATATTATAATTAAATATTATAATTAAATATTATAATTAAATATTATAACTTACTTAAAGTTATGTTTATTAATAAATATATACATTTGCTCATAAAATGTGGGTTTTAGAAATAGATTATCGTGAATCGGCATTAATTTCCTTGGTACAATCAATTATAAAAGACTTGCCTGATAATAAAAAACAATTATATGTTTTAGAAACACCCAATTTATTAATTGGAGATATTGTAATGAAAAAAGATGGTATAATTAAATTAATAATTGAACGCAAATCATTAAGTGATTTATATAGTAGTATTCGTGATGGACGATATAAAGAACAATCTTATCGTTTGAATGAATATGATTTACCAAATCATAATATTATTTATCTTTTGGAAGGTTGTTATGATAATACTACGAAACCCATAAATAATAATAAAAGCAGAACAAAAAAACAAACTTATGTATCTAAAATTAAAGTTACAAATAAAAATATAAATAATTGTTTAATTAGTTGTGATAGTGATGATGATGATGATAATAATAATAATAGTAATAATAGTAATAATAGTAATATTATTATTAAGGGAGAACCAAAAAACATAACGAATAATTATAATGATAATGATATGTATGATATTCCGTGTCAAATCTTATATTCTGCTATTTTTTCATTAAATGTAGTAAAAGGGTTTAGTGTGCACAGAACGTTGTCATTACAAGATACTGCTAATTATATTACATCTTTTATGAATAAAATAATAAAAGAAGAAGAACCTATTTATAATAATAATAATAATAATAATAATAATAATAATAATAATTCGGAGCAAAATAATGATTATACAAAAAACCTACAAGTAAAAACAAAAAAATCTTACATTACTCCTGAAAATATACATATTGTTATGCTTACACAAATACCTGGTGTAAGTAATTATATAGCCCAATCTTTATTAAAAGAAGTTGGTTCTTGGCAAAAATTATTAAGAATATCAAAAAAAATGGAAGATGAAATGAATTTAAATGATATATATTTGCCAATGGAAAAAACACCATATAAAAAAAAGAAATTAAGTAAGAATATATGTGAAAATTTGGAATTATTTTTAAAAGAAATGTAATTTTAGTATTAGTATAAGTATAATTAATTATAAACAATTATAAATAATTATAAGTTGTAAGTTTTACATTTTAAAATAAAAAATTATTAACGAGAATATTTACCGATGCGCACGCAATTATCCAACATCATAATTACAAAAATACCTAAAAATCCAAACATTGCCATTTCTTCATATACATGCTTTGTTTTATTATCCTGTTGTTCTTCCAATAATTTAATAATGTAATTTAATTTTTCAATTGTAGGTGTTGTTCTACTAAAATTACTCATATTACTTATATTATTATTACTATTTTTTTTGTGTAATTTCATAATATTGGTGTTTAATATTGGTGTTTGTTGCTGTTGTTGTTCCTTAAATTGAATTGTTTCGGTATATTTATTAGGATTAAAATTTACCATTGTATCATCTTCATTTGATGTGGATAATTTGGATAATTTTTTTTTATTTGAATAAGGTATCAATCCAACCTTTTCTAATATAGTTGGACCATTATAACCATTGTCGCTGTCATTGCTGTCATTATTATTATTTTCAAACGATTCATATGGTTTATTGGAACCATTTAAATCATAGCGATTATTTGTGGTTGTTGATGGTGTAAATAATAAATTATCATAAGCATTATTATTATTATTATTATTTTCATCATCACTATCATCTTTATCATTATTTGAATGGATTGTAGATGATATGGAATTTAATTTTTTATAAACTTCATTATTATCATCCATTATTATATATAATACACATTACATTATAATTTGTAACATATTAAATAATTTTTATATTATAAATTGTAATTATTTATTATTTTTATTTTGTTCGTTTTTTGTTTAATATATTTTTTTTGATTTTTTGATTTTAAATTTCATACATATTGACTTATTATACTATGTACATAAATTTATTTTTATTTTATTTGTTTTTTCTCTTATTTTTTGTTATCTATCTTTAAGTCAATTATATTTATTAGATTTATTTTAACCATATAATTTTTTGATTTATATTTACGATTTTTGTTTATAGGTTGTGTTTTTTTAGATTTATTGGAAACTCCATTATTGTAAGGAGCATGATAATCGAAGGACAATTAGCACCAGCAACACAAGTAGAATCAGTATTTACTTTTTCTATAATACTCCTACATTAACTTATTTAACACCGGTTCATAATAAATGTTTAAGAAAAAATAATATATTATATAATCGTATAATATATATTATATCTTTTTATAAAAATAAATAAATGTCGTGTTTAGGTCCAAATTATAACCCTGTTCCATCAAGACAATGGAGTCGTGTTCAAAATCCATTACCAAATAATGATAATATTGATGATTTAAACGCTCATTATGCTATCAATCAAATGAAAATAAAAGGAAACGTATTACAATATTATAAAAATGCGAATGAAGATACAACTGCGTTATCCTATTTAAAAAATAACATAAAATCATTAAGTACCCAGGGTCATCAATATACTAATCCAAATATTCGCAATTATGAAAGAATTGATTACATTAATGTAGATAGTGTAACCGGTGAAATTACCGACCAAACAAATTATTGCCCCACTTATACTATGCCTACTAATAATACCTTACCAAATTCAACCCCATTACCAGTAGAACCGCCGAAATCATTACCACCACCACCTGCTGAAACAAAAACATCTACTTTTACGGTGGTTACACCGAATAAACCAGCAAATCACATATCAATAATAACAAATGGAAATATGCTGTGTAACCGCATTGTCCATAAATGCACACAATTACCAGTGGATAATGGTCTAATTCCGGTAAATAACCGAAAGGTATGTAATCCTACCACATCATCCAACGTACCTGGAAAAATCATACCATTATGTTTTAATCGCGACAAGGATTGGGTAATGCGTAGTCCGCATAATATGTCAAGACTAACTATGAATAATAGTGGAAATAAGTGGTCTATTGGAGAAAAAAATATATACATTGCTTAATTTTTTATTTATTAATATAATATGAATTAATCATATTCGCAATCTATAAATTGAGACATTTTTGAAGGAATTAATATTTATTTTAACTTTATATTTATTGTGCTTTATGAAAATTCTTCTTTTGCCCGTTGTACTAAGTTTATAATGTTTGAATCCGTGTAAAAAGAATAAAACGATGACATAATTTTGCCTATATTATGTCCATGAATTAATATGTTGAATGTTGGATTATTTAATTTTAATAATTTATATTCTTCATATATTTTTTTAATTGAATCATACATATGATATTTATTATCATTACTCTTATCACTATTTTTATACTTGCTTATTATTAAGGAAAATAAAATATAATTATCATGCATTTTATTATAAATATTATGTATATTCATGTAACATTTTATACCAGCTGAAATGCTTGTATAATTAACATATAGTAAGTAAAACGCATATAAAATAGTTGTAATAATAATTTTATATTCATATGTTCGTGATGTAATTAAATTACGCACGGAATTCAAAATATAAATTAATTTGTTAGATTTTCCCAATATTTTTTCTAAATTATCAATATAATTAATATAATTAGCAAATAAATCATTTTTCGTATAGTTTGATGAAAATAAAAAAGGCATTAAAATAATAATAAATGAAATAAAAAAATAAATAGGTATAAGTAATAAATAATAAGCAGATGTATATTTTAAATATTTGGAATTTGTATTTAAAAAATCCAATTGCTCAATATCTAAAAAATGATAAGTTTGTTTAAAATTTTTTAATTGTAGCATTGATTGTATGTTTTCAAATCCCTTGTGTATTATTTTATTACGAATATATGTTTTATCTATCAGTTCCATTAATTATTAATTATATATATTGATGATTATTTTTTATAATAAAATAATACTAATTAATTGATTTTATACATTTGGATATTTGTAAATAAATTCTAAAATAATAAAATGAATTATTACAAATGGAATGATTTAAATTATATCTTTTAATATACACAACATAATTAACATAATTAACATAATTAACATAATTAATAATTAATCTTGATTTATATAATTATCATCATTTTATTGATAAATAATAAAATTTATATAATTTTATATTAAATATTTACATATTTAATATGAAACAGGTTTTATTTTTTTAGCATTTAATATTTATATATTTATTTAATATTTATATATTTATTTAATATTTATATATTTATTTAATATTTATTTAATATTTATTTAATATTTATTTAATATTTATTTAATTATTTTTTTTAAAAAATTTACTTTTTATCCTCAAATAATTGCTTATTTACCAATCTACTTACTCCGTGGTCATTATTCTTATCCATTACAACATCATCAGTATCCAACAAATTTTCCATCTTATCATCACTTAACATTTGATTGGTACTTACCAAATTACCATCCTTATCAATCGTCTGTGATAATACATTTCGGGATTCCATTGCCTTCTTAACATTCTCCTCTATCATCTTACGCTTAATATCAGCACGACGCTCTTCCTCATGTTTAGCAGTTTCCTCCTGATTAATATAATACTCCTGCATTAACTTATTTAACTCAGGTTCATCATAAATATTCTTAGCATTTCCATTCTCGTGAGATAAACTATTAGGGTCAAAGGATACCCACTTTCCCACCTCACCAATCAAAATATTATGCTTCTTTGAATCAATCGTCTTAAACTTTGGTACCCATACATTTTTAGCATCATCTAAACTATTTCCAGCCCAACGTACCTTTAACCCACGTGTAGATGTTGTAAATGGCACCGCCTTTTTAAACCCCTCATCCAACTTATCCTCGTGTTGTGTTACAAAAAACTTATATTCTGCTTGGATTTCAGACTTGTTTAACTTTACCGATTCCTCGGGGTCCTTAACAAACTCATCCATATCACCCATAAGTGTATCAATATTTAAACTGTGCTTATACGCAATAAAATTCAAAAAATTCTGAAATTTTGACATTGATGTTGTAATATCCCAATACTTTAAAAATTGCTCAAATATATACTGGTCCTTAGTTTGAATTACCTTTTCAGGAGACACAAATGAAGCAATAAAATATTTAAGACCGGAAATTGGTTCATCCTCACCCAACATATCAACATATTCGGGGTTTGGAGACCCATCAGCAAGAGTTGGCAAATCAAATGGTTTAGTTACTCCCGACATTCTAATAATGCTATAATAATATCATTACAATAGTTTCCTTTAAGTCATATTTTTAAATGATAATTTATAATTGAAATATATAATTCATAAAAGAACAGTCTATATCTATCTATATTAAAAAACATATAATTATCAAATTTTTCATTTGTATATCATTTATATAAAAAAATGATTTTAAAATATAATAAATTTACATGTGTTAATTATAATTTACCAACGTATTAATGAAGTCTAAGAGCAATAATAATAATAATGCTTTTGTAGGAATGATAAATATTAGTAATACGTGTTATATTAATACATTTTTACAAATTATGAGTGTGTGTAAATTAGATAATTTATTAGAACCAATGATTGATTATATTAAAGAAATTGAAAAACCAAATTCAGATGTAAATATGGTGTTGGAATTATATAATATGTTGATGATTATGAAAGAAAATAAATATTCTCGTAATCCAATAAAAATAAAACCATATCGTTTTATAAAAACATTGCATGCTGTTGCTACACAAAAAAATAATGAATTGTTTTGTACTGTTGGTGACCAAAATGATGTTGGTGAATTGCTTATGTTTATATTTGAATCAGTACATAATGTTTTAAAAAGAACTGTGAATACTACTACCCATATAACAAATACAAATTTGGAATATACGAATGTTGATGAAAATGATATGAGTTTTATTAGAGTAGAAGATGTGTTGGAACATTCATTACAATCACCTATAATTCATAATGGAGGACATACATCTGCGTTGTTGGATGAATTTGGTGGAGTGGATATTCAGTTGGTGCTTAATACTGAAAAAAGTACGTGTAATTTAATATTCAACCCCTTTTATATATTAACCTTGTCAATTCCTGATAAAGCCGAGACTATATTGGATTGTTTGGAACATTATAAGGAATGTGAGGAAGTAGAATTACCAGGTCCAAATACAAGAAATAAACGTAAAATTATGAAAGTGAATACAATTACTAAAATGCCGAATATATTTATTATTATGTTGAACCGTTCAGATTATATTAATAATTGTAAAATAACCACTGAAATTGATGGATTATGTGACCAAGAAATTGATTTTGGAACATACTTGTTTCCTGAAATTATAAAAAACCAATCAAATATAAGTACAAAATATACTTTAATAGCAACGGCAAATCATTCAGGGATACATTCAAATAGCGGTCATTATTATGCCCATTTATTAGATACAAAGAATAATATTTGGTATAACGCAAATGATAATAATATATCACCAATTCTGAATGAATCAAATGATTCTATATTTACGGATGATACATATATGCTCTTTTATAAAAAAATATAATGAAAAATATAATTAAATAAATAAAAAAAGGAAAGAGTTTGCGAAACATTTATTGATATTATTTTTCACAAACTCTTTTTTTTATTATTAAATATTTTTAATATTTTTATTATTCAATAAAAAATAAATAATTTAATAATAATAATAATTAATATATAAATAAAGCAATATTATATGTATTATATTTATGTCCGTTGTATCTAATATTAGTGATGTTAGTGATGTTACTGATGATGGTTCAATTGAATCGCCTAAAACAGTATTAACCGTGTTGAAAAAAGAAGAATTGTCTGAATTATTAACTGCGTGGGGTGATAGTTTGGTAGAATTAAATAAAAGAAAACAATTAGTAAGGGAGCAAGATAAAAAACATAAATTATTATTTTCACGGATACAAGGTGTTTGTAAGGAATGTAATATTAATAATAATAGAATAGAAATTAATAATAAATCCTATAATTATTCTGAAACGTCGGTAAAACGAGGTATATCGGTTAAATATTTAAAAGAATTGCTTGAAAATAATGAAAAATATGCTAATATTAAAAATGAATTAATTGATAATATTAATAACAGGGAACGAATTGTAACTAACAAATTAACCATAGATTAATTAAGATTAATTAATACGGTAAATACTGTATTTTTATTGAAAAGATAATTATAATTATATGTTTAAATTAAATTGGTCAATAACATGGGACGTAAATTGATTAACAGTTGATAACATTTGTTTTTTTTCAATAAACAAATCACTAATTAATAGTTGGGCATTATTATATGAAATCCATTTTAAATTAGCCACTTCTTCTTGTTGAAATTTAAAAAGGTTAATTAACATTGATTGGTCATAGGGAATATAACCAATATAATATTTGTGTTTATACATTTTATAATTAGTACCATAATATATTTCTTCAAATGGTAATATATTATTGAATAATATTACGTCATTGATTGATATACCCGTTTCTTCTGTAAATTCTCTACTTGCACAATCTAAATCACTTTCATCTATATTTTTATGTCCTTTTGGAAATTCCCATTCTGTTTGTAAATAAGATGAATTACTATTTAAAATAATAGTATGTAATTGTGGTTTTATTTTATTGAATTTATATTCAGCCGAAATATATATGTTATTATTAATGCTGGTATTCCATAATTCACACCATAATGTTCTAAAAGGTTGAGTATATATTATTTGTTTTTCTTCCAATGTCATTTGATTAATTAATGTGTAAATACTTAATATATTAGTAATAGTATAATTACCTTTTATAAAATCAATATAACCATAACTATGTTTTTTATTAATCATTAAATATTCACAATTATTGTTTGGTAATATACGAAAACATATAATACCATAACTTAATATGGGCAATTTACAGGAATTAAATAAATGTCCGATCTTACCACAATTTTTACAAGATTTATGTGTATTTATATTCGTATTTATGTGTGTATTGGGTTCACCATTCATTAATACCCTTTTCCACATGTAAAAATTATATAATAATTATTATAATGTTTATAATTATATATTATTATTTGATTTGATTTGATATAGTATTGTAAAAATATGACATATATATATATATATAATAAAAATGTATGCGTTATACCTCATTGTGTCACATATATGACACATTTGGATATGATAAACAAACTATTGGTAAATATATATCAATTGAACCATATATTTTAAAATTATTTAACAAGGAATTATTAGAAAATCAATTAAATATAACGAATGTCAGTAAATTGTTATGGAATGGTAAGTATTATCAACACATAGAATATAGTATTGAGAATATGAAAAAATATTATTTAATGGCGATTAAATTAAATGATAGTAATGCGATGAATAATTTAGGATATTATTATCAATATATTGAAATAAATTACGACGAAATGAAAAAATATTATTTAATGGCGATTGATTATGATAATCATTATGCTATGTTTAATTTAGGTAATTATTATTTTTGTATAGAAGTAAATTATGAGAAAATGAAAAAATATTTTTTAATGGCAATTGAGTATGGTGATTATAGTGCCATGTATAATTTGGCACATTATTACCAAGTTATAGAAAAGGATTATGATAAAATGAAAAAATATTATTTAATGGCTATTAATCTAAACCATAGTGATTCAATGTATAATTTAGCATTGTATTATAGTAATGTGGAAAATAATTATGATGAAATGAAAAAATATTATTTAATGGGGATTGAATGTAATGATAGTGATTCAATGAATAATTTGGGACATTATTATGGTAACGTAGAAAATAACTATGATGAAATGAAAAAATATTATTTAATGGCGATTAAACATAATCATTGTTACACAATTAAAGAATGTATTAATAAAAATTATTACTATGATAATCTTTTGAAAGAAACTATCATTAATAAAAAATATAATATTTCAATGAAAGAAATATATTGTCCAATATTATTAGCAAATACAAATAAATGTTATGAAATTAAAAAATGTGGTCACGAATTTTCTCAAAGTGTAATTATGTTATCTATATGTCCTTTATGTAGATGTAATATATAAATATAAATATAAATATAAAACCCCATATTATAATAAATATTACAAATATAATTGATTTTTATTATTATTTATTATGTTAAAACGACTATTAAGTTATTTGTTAAAATAAATAATATATATGTTATTATATTATAATATATATATATGGATTCTAGAATACCACAAAACGATGATAATAATGCTGAAAATTCAGCCCGAAAACAAAAATTATTAAATTTATTATGTAATAAAACCCAACATAAAAACATACAATCATCAAACCAACAATTATATTCTTTATTGCGAAATACGATGAATGATGTGAATACTCACGTTAAAGAGGCTTCAGACCAAACCAATACAAATATAGTAGTAACTGATGTTAATAATAATATTAAACCTGTACATAGTAAAAAATCTAATTCTACTAAACAAATGGAAACTATCAATGAAAATGAATAATTTGTTTGTGTTTTTTTAGTAGCTAATTGTTGTAGTTAAAAAAAATGAAACTGAGAATTAAGATATTAATGTTTGGTTAAAAAATGAAAAATAATTTTATAAATGTAAATTTATAAAAAAATGAGGACCCCGATTTATGTCATAAATCATACCTATAAAATGCAAAAAAATGATTGTATTTTTTTACAATGTAAATTAGACTATTAAGTGATTGTTAGAGAATGTCGTACGCAATGAAAGTTATCCCTGCCCACAAGCTTGCCCATTATATTGACCAAAATTTGATTAAGTTTAATATTGGAAAAGATAAGGAAGGTCGTAGATTTGTCAAGATATATATTGATGAAAATGGCACCAAGAATGATATTGGTATTTCCACTCCTAATATGATGACTTGGGGAATTGCTGATTATGAGGATAATAAGCGTTTCAATCTAAACCTTCAATTTCCAAGAGAAGAAGATGAACATAAATCTGAAAAGACTGATGCATTTCTGGATGCTCTTAAAAAGTTGGAACAATATATTATTGATTTCGCATTTGCCAATGCCGTTCAATTGTTTCCTGCTAAGCCAGTAAAGACCAGAGATAGTGTTGAAGATGACAAGTTCCACGCAATTCTTAAATATAGAAAGGATCCTAAAACTAAGCAGTTGAATATGAAATCTGAGCCAACAATCAGTATCAAGGCTGTTAAGAATAAGGATAATGTGCCTGTATTTGATTTCCAAATTTTCCAGGAACCTATTACAAAGACTTCCAAGGCTATTTATAGTCTTACTGAGCCTAATGATATTGAGCCTAATGAGATTGTAGAGAAGATGATGACAGTAAAGACCCTATTCCATCTATCCAATCTTTGGGTTATTCAAGGAAAGGTAAGCACTTCTATGCAACTTGTTCAAGTAGTTATTCCTCAAAGTGCCGGTAGTTCTGATTTCAATGGATGTGTTATTATGGATGATGAAGCTGAGGAAGATGAGGAAGCTGATGAATCTGAGGAAGCTGAGGAAGCTGAGGAAGCAGATGAATCTGAGGAAGCTGATGAATCTGAGGAAGCAGATGAATTAGAGGAAGAAGTGGTTGTGGAAGAAAAGGTAGCAGAAAAGCCTAAGAGAGCACCACGCAAAACAAAGTAAAAAACTGGAAAATAAAAATAATCATAAAAAATTGACTTAAAAATTAACCAAAAAAATTGACTAAAAAATGTAATTAATTAAAATAACTTTAAAAAATTTGACTAAAAATGTAATTAAAATAAAGTATCCATAGCTCAATTGGTTAGAGCATTGGTCTTATGAGCCAAAGGTTGTGAGTTCAAGTCTCACTGGATACATTTTTTTTGTAGTAGTAGTAGTAGTAGTAGTAGTAGTAGTAGTAGTAGTAGTAGTAGTATGTAATATTTAGTGTAAAATTAATTAAATTAATTGTATTGAAAAAACTACTTAAAGACAACTACTTATAATAAAGTATAATGTGGAAGAGGAACATTATTATTTAGGCACGGATTCCCGAGCGGTCAAAGGGGCGAGACTTAAGACCTCGTGCGGTAGCTTCGTGGGTTCGAATCCCACTTCGTGCAATTAGCATCCATAGCTCAATTGGTTAGAGCGTTGGTCTTATGAGCCAAAGGTTGTGAGTTCAAGTCTCACTGGATGCATCTTTTTTGCTGTTTATTTGCGGTAATTTCTGTAAATAAATAACAAAAAGACAATAATACCCGGTTAGCTCAGTTGGTAGAGCGCCAGCCTTTTAAGCTGGTGGTCAAGGGTTCAAGTCCCTTATCGGGTGGTTTTTTTATTATTAGTTAATAATTTTAATTAATGATAAAATGCTATTAAACATATTAGTTGTATATATATATTATCATATTTTTATTAAAAAATATGCAATCCATAATTTCAGCAATTTTAGAAGACGATTATCCCTATGAAATAAATCATGTTTCATTTTTGGCAAATGATGATAAGCATAACAATATTATTAATGAGTTTCCACCAATATATGTTATACATTTGGATAATCCTAAGTATTCAATCCGTTTGCGTTATATTACGTATGTATTTACAAAACTGCTAAAAATACCCTTTAAAATAATAAAAGTGTATCCACCATCGGCAAAAGTGTTATCATTATGTCCAAAACATATATTATCTGTGGGTGAAATTGGGTGTTATCTTAGTCATTTGCTTTGTTTTAAAATAGGATTGAAAAATGCTTATGATAATATGATTATATTGGAAGATGATGTGTTGTTTAGTAATACATTTATAACATCTTTTATTAAAACAATAAATACTATTAAAAGTAATAATTATATTGGTAAAAATCCTGATATGTGGATGTTAGGAGCAACTAATTATAAGGGTAACTTGCTAAAAGTGGAACAAAAAAAAGATAATATATATCAGCCGACGGTACATTCGCAAATAACAGGTACCCATGCTATTTATTATTCTTCCGCAGCATTACAATATTATTATACCGTAGCATCTAAAAATATAATATTTCCAATTGATTTTTATCTTCCAAAAATGTTTAAAAAATACAAGGGTAGTTGTTTCGCATCACATCCACCGTTATGTTTGCCAGAGATATATACAACCAGTATTAATTATAATATAATACCATTTAGTGCAAATGAATCAGTTTATTATTACAAAACATTGAATGGACTGCCTAATTTTGGAAAAGAATATATATATTTAATGTATCAATTATACGCAACAATTCCATTAACCCAATCTATACCAAATATACGTATAAGTATTGTGTGTAATATAAAAAAAATAATAATTAATTCACAAAAGAATATTAATTCTTTCAAGGTTCCACCGTTTCAAGAATATATTGCTTATTATCAACGATTTCCAGAAAATTGGACGGATTTTATATATTATTTACATAATTCGCAAACTCTTTTTTAAATGCGTTCATAAGCTGTTTTTTTCCCGTGACATTCTCTACATAAAGCGATTAGGTTATCAATTTCATTATTTCCACCGAATTGCAAACTATGAATGTGATCCACTTCAAACCATGCGTTTAATGTATTTTTACAATCGCCACATTGCCAGTTTTGTTTAGAAGCAACAATCTTTTTTTTTGTTTCACTTACACTTCGTTTTGTATTATTTTTAGAGTTCCCAGAGTTCCCAGAGTTCCCAGAGTTCCCAGAGTTCCCAGAGTTCCCAGAGTTCCCAGAGTTCCCAGAGTTCCCAGAGTTTTTAGGAAAAGATAAATTTGAATTTGATTGAATGAATTGTGATTTATATGGTTTTACTATTGAGTTTGTAGAAGATGACATTGGTGGAAACAAAGTATTTCCAATATTAAATAGATTTCCCCACATACTTTTATAAGATTTATCAATTGGTACATATTGAAAAGTATTATTCACATTTTTTAATAAATATTGCATTTTATAATTTGACGATGTACTTAGTGTATAATATACTACACATCCAATAATTAATACACCACCAATCTTGTATAATTTTTCATATTTTACAATTGCCATTTTATAAAAATTACTCATTCTATTCGTACAAATTTCATAAATAAATACCCCCATTATTATAATTAACCATAGTTCAAACCTCATTATATATTTTACATATATAATTATAATCACATTTTCAATATTTTCAAATAATATTTATTTTTTCATCAAATATTATTTTTTTATTAATCATATCATTTATTATTTCATTTATTGACTGATTTCCAATTCTTCCAAGACATTTCTTGTACTTTAATAGGAGATTGTGATGATGATACATTAGTGTCAGTATTTTTTGGTAAATATTCGCTTGCCAACATTTTACCGCATTTTGATGCAAATTGGTGCTGTGTTAATTTACCATCTTCAATTTCTTTAAAATTATCCAATATAGAATACATCATTTTAAAATTCATTGTATTTTTACTTAAAAAACGAAATATATCTGGACAATATGTATGCAAAAAATTACAATTCTCCTTTAATAATTCTTCCATTTCTATCGGTGTTAAATTCTTATTTTCTTCAGCATTTAATAATCTTTCCATTTCCACCACATCTTCGCGAACAATATCACCATGTTTTGTAATACGAATCATTTCCGTATAATCAGTTGTTTTATGTTTAGAAGCCAAGTCATTTATCGCATTCATCTCATCTTTATTAAAATATTCAGAATCGTCCATTTACACGAATAATAATATATATATATTAATTAATTATATATTATTATAAGTATATAAACCCATTTTTTTATATTTTTAAATGTCAGCAACAGCAAATTTAACCAAACAAGCAAATATTGTCGCGAATTCTTCATCCATCGTAAAAGGATTCAATTATACTCAAAATAACAATGGTTTTATCCATACATCAATATATGTAAATATGACCAAAAAATTAGTATATAAATTAAATTCTCCTAATGAAAGCTTATACATTCCAAATGACATATATTTAGGTGGTGACGTTATCATGTATACTCCAACCACTACTCAATCATTATTAAATACAATTGCTGATTTAGAAGCACGAATTGTAGCATTGGAAAATCCTTAGTTCCCAGAGTTCCCAGAGTTCCCAGAGTTTAAAAAGGCGGATCATTTAAACTAACTGATATTTTATTTAATGCGTTTGAATTATTCACAAATAATTTTAATAATTCACCTGATATAAATCCTACAATAATGAATATAAACGCATTTGTAATTAAATTGCGTATTAAATTAGGATTATTTTCTTTCTTTTTATATTGAATTATATATTGTACAATAGTATATATTGTTATAGTTAAAATTATTAAAAATAGATGTGCTGATTCCATTTACAATTAAAAAAATATATTATATTATATACAAATATTTTATTTTATTTTTGTAACGCACAATTGTCATTTTTTAATTAATTTCACTTTTTAATTCTTATTTTATTTAATTATATTTATAATCCATATATTGAAACATTATTAAAGTATACATTGCTTTCATAATCAATTATTTAAATACTAAAATAAATTGTTATTATTATTGTTATTTAAAATAATTTTTATATTGGTCTGTTATTATTTTTTTTAATTATTTTCCATTTCATATTTTAAGTTGGTTAATATATGAAAATTAACTTAAAGATATGATACTACTATTATTGTATGTCGCAAATAGTAATGGATAATGCTGATGAAATGACTGTAATTAAGCGTGATAAATCGGTTAAAATAATTTCATTTGATAAGATTTTAACAAGAATTAAACGGTTGGGTTCTGAATTTAGCATTTCACTAAATTATACAATGCTTGCTATGAAAGTAATAGAACAACTATATAATAATATTACCACCCAACAAATAGATGAGTTTTTAGCCGAACATTGTGCTGTTTCTTCTACTATTCATCCGCATTATGGTATTTTGGCAAAAGCACTTATTATTTCTAATCACCAAAAAAATACAAAAAATAGTTTATTATATGTATGTACTGTATTATATGATAATAATATTAATCCTAAAATCAATACTAATTATTTTAATCTGGTATCTGCTAATTATGAAGAATATGAAAATATGATTGATTATCAGCGTGATTATTTGATTGATTATTTTGGGTTTAAAACCTTGGAAAAGGCATATTTATTAAAAATGAATGGACAATGTATTGAACGTATCCAACATTTATGGATGCGTGTAGCAATTTGTTTGCACGGCAATAACTTTGATAAAGTTAAAGAATCATATGATTTACTTTCACAAAAATATTTTATTCATGCAACACCCACATTATTTAACGCAGGTACTCTTAATCAACAATTAAGTTCTTGTTATTTATTAGCAATGGAAGAGGATAGTTTAGATGGAATTTATAATACTTTGCATGATTGTGCGTCCATTTCCAAGTATGCGGGAGGAATTGGATTACATATTCATAATATTCGGGCAGCTAAGTCGTATATCCATGGAACCAATGGAAATACTACAAGTATTGTACCAATGTTGCGTATGTTTAATCAATCTGCTCGTTTTATTAACCAGGGTGGAAAACGCAATGGAAGTTATGCTATTTATTTGGAACCGTGGCATGCAGATATTGAGTTATTTTTAGATTTAAAAAAGAACCATGGCGATGATGATAGTCGGGCACGTGATTTGTTTTATGGACTATGGGTTCCTGATTTATTTATGGAACGAGTGCATAATAATGAAATGTGGTCATTGTTTTCAAATGATGATGCTCCTGGTTTGCACGATGTATGTGGTGATGAATTTAAGGCATTATATTTAAAGTATGAAGAAGCAAATAAACAACGAACGCAAATATCGGCACAAACGTTGTGGTTAAAAATATTGGATTCGCAAATGGAAACAGGAATGCCTTATTTGTTGTATAAGGATGCTTGTAATATAAAGAGTAATCAGCAAAATTTGGGAACTATTAAAAGTTCTAATTTATGTTGTGAGATTATTGAATACTCTGATGATAAGGAATCGGCAGTATGTAATTTAGCAAGCATTGGATTGCCCACATTTGTATTGCCTGATAAAACATTTGATTTTGACAAACTATTATCAGTGGTGCAAGTAATTGCTGAAAATTTAAATAAAGTGATTGATATCAGTTTTTACCCAACAAGCAAAACATCTAATAGTAATTTAAAACATCGTCCTATTGGAATTGGAGTACAGGGATTGGCTGATGTATTTTTATTAATGGATATGCCATTTTGTAGCAAAGAAGCAAAGGAATTGAATACACTTATATTTGAAACAATTTATTTTGGGGCTTTAACAAAAAGCTGTGAATTGGCACATATACAAGGACCCTATTCATCTTACACGGGTTCTCCTGCTTCAAAAGGGTTATTACAGTTTGATTTGTGGAATGTTGTGCCTTCTACCCGATATGATTGGGATGGATTGAAAAAAAATATTGAATTATATGGATTACGCAATTCATTGTTAATAGCACCAATGCCAACAGCAACTACATCACAAATATTTGGATTTAACGAGTGTTTTGAGCCAATTACAAGTAATATGTATAGTAGGAGTACATTGGCTGGGGAATTTATGGTAATTAATAAATATTTAATGCAAGAATTGATAGAATTAGATTGTTGGAATACAGATATTAAGCAAAGTATAATTGAGCATAATGGAAGTATTCAGCATTTAACGCAATT